ATGAAAGATGAGCGCAGATTTATGTCCATGCTTGAAGATTATTGGCTTCCTAGGCGTGAAGGCTCACAGGGAACATCTATTGAAACTTTGCCGGGTGGAGAAAATCTTGGGGAAATGCAAGATGTCGAATACTTTCAAAAGAAAGTTTATCGTTCACTTAATGTTCCACTTTCAAGGCTAGACTCTAATTCAGGTTTTCAATTAGGTCGTGCAGCAGAAATTTCTCGTGATGAAGTAAAATTTGCAAAATTTATTCATAGAATTCGTTTAAGGTTTAGTCATCTTTTTGATGAGCTGTTAAAGAAACAACTCATTCTAAAAAATATAATAAGCATCGACGAATGGCAGCAAATACGAGAAAGTATTCGATACACATACAATACAGATAACCATTTTGCAGAATTGAAAGAATCGGAAATTATTAAGAGTAGATTGGAATTGCTATCTTCCCTAGATAGTTTTGCAGGCAAATACTATTCAGTTAAATGGATAAGACAAAACGTTTTAAGACAAACTGAAGAAGAGCAGGAACAAATAGACTCTCAAATTAAAGAAGAGCAAACCAAATATGGAACAGGTGTCGATGGCGACACATCAAACCAAAATTCTAATTCTGAAACGCCGTCAATCGATGAAAATCGAGGTGATAGTGACACGGTAACTGAATTATACGACCCGATGTTTGATTTGGATCTGGACAATTAAAAGCATAAATATCATAAGGAGATAGAAATATGACAAAAACCAAAGAAAAAACACTAATACGAAAAGCTCTTGAGTCCATATCTTCTGGTAATGCCACAGGATTGAAAAACAATATTCGTGAAGCGTTGTTTTCAAAAGTAAGGCGTGCATTAGCTATTAAAGAGAAAGAGATTGCAAAAAACCTGATTGATAACGCAACGAAGAAGTAAACTACGATGAAACTAATTTGCGAAGTTACAGAAGAAATTAAGGTAATAAAAGAGGGTACAGAAAACTCACCTAAAAATTATTTCATTGAGGGTGTGTTCATGCAGGCCGAAATTAAAAATAGAAACGGCCGTATGTATCCAAAAGAAATGCTTGAAAGAGAAATCAAGCGATACAAAGAAGAATACGTGGACAAGAAACGTGCTTTTGGTGAGCTTGGACATCCAGATGGTCCTACACTAAATCTTGATCGTGTGTCCCATATGATTACCGATCTTAGAAGTGAAGGCGCAGATTTTATTGGACGAGCCAAAATTCTTGGTACACCAAACGGAAATATTGTAAAAGCTCTAATCGATGAAGGTGCCAGATTGGGCGTTTCTTCTCGCGGAATGGGCTCAATCAAAACTGAAGGCTTAGATGTTCAGATTGTCCAAGATGATTTTTATCTTGCAACAGCAGCAGATATTGTGGCAGATCCTTCTGCCCCAGATGCGTTTGTAAATGGAATTATGGAAGGAAAAGAATGGGTTTGGCAAAATGGAATTCTATGCGAGCGTGATATACACGATATAAAGAAAGCTATTATCAAAGCTCCAGCCAAAAATATAAAATCAGTTAGTGTAAAAGCCTTTGAAAATTTTCTGAGAAAATTAGAAAAGCGATAATCGATTGCTGAGTGATATATTATGGCAAGTTTTGTATATGATAGCGCCAGAGAAAAATTTTTGAAAGGCGAACTATCTTGGACAAATGATGATATTAGAGTCGCTTTGTTAAAAACATTTACTCAGAATGGACAACAAGTCAAATATATTGCTGATGAGGGCGATCAAAGTTTACAAGATTTGCCAATCTCAAATTTGGTAACAACTTCAGGAATTTTATACAACAAAACAACAACGGCTGGTATTGCAGGAGCTGATAGAGTTGTGTTTAATGGTATACCATCCGGCACAGAAATAACTTCAGTTGTTCTATACAAAAATGCAATAACATCATTACAATCATATTTGATAGCACATCTTGACACACAGTTGATTACCAACTCAACACAAGAAGTCACAATTCAATGGAATGTAGTCAACGGAATACCTTGGATTTTTAGGATTTGAGCATGGCGAATTTAGGTATCTCATACTTTATCACACACATTAAACAGCCGGCAGAGGTTCTTCCTATAGACATTAGTTTTGGAAAATTGCATGTTTTACCCAGGGGTGCTTCCAAAATTGTTTCAGCGGAAGTTAGTGCTAAAAAATGGCGAAGAAAGTTTCCAGATGATATAGAACTTGCTGATGATTTTATAGTTCCATCTGATGTAAATCCAACAATACCATTAATTTCAATTTTGGCTCCATACTACACAAGTGTTAGATTTAGTGTTCATGGTGGAGAAAATGGATATGATTATGAGGTAACTGTTTTGGTAACATTTGATAATGGGGCAAAATTGGAAGAGGAAGTGTTCGTAAGGGTGAGAGAAGAATAATTTTATAAATAAAAATGCCGTATTGCGAATTATACATTCAGGAGATTTAAAATGGCGATTACAACAAGATTTTTGAGAGACATTCGTGAAAGTGCTGATGCAGATTTGCCAACTCATGCGTCTGATGCCGCATCTGAAACACCGGAGAGCTTGGATGGAAAAGTTGGTGCAAGAGCCGTAAAGGCAGCACACGATGGTGTAAAGGCAGTTGAAGTAACTTCTGCTGTCGCTGCAGGACGCAAGAAAACTGTTGCAACCGAGGAAAAAGAAGATGAGGTAAACGAGGCAGAGAATGATTTGCCAACTCATGCTTCTGCTGCTGGAAATCAAGTTCCTGATAAGCTATCTGAATCAGATGATGAAGATGAGGATAAGCTCCATGAAGAAGAAGATGAGGACAAAAAGCATGCGGCCGAGTCATATGGTTCTGATAAGGAAGAAGTATCCGAAGAGGAAGATGAGGATGAAAAGAAAGCTGTAGCTGAGGCTGAGGAAGATGAGGATGAAAAGAAAGCTGTAGCTGAAGAGGAAGAAGAGGACGTACACGAGGCCGATGCTTCGCTATCTAAGGACGATGAAGAGAAGTTGTCTGAAGAAGAAGATGAAGAGGTTAAGGAAGCCGCTGATGCGCTCACTAAAGATGAGGAACTTCCAGAATCATTTAAATCTAAAGTTGCTTCCATTTTTGAGGCGGCTGTAAAGCGCACCGCTAAGAGGCGCGTTAGCGCACACAATAAGAAGCTGGTAGAAAGCTACAACACAAAGTTGGCTACAAGCAAGAAACAAATTTCTGAAACTCTTGTCAACAAAGTTGATGGTTATCTTGATTATGTTGTTGAAGAGTGGATGAAAGAGAATAGGGTGGCTGTTGAAGGTGCTCTTCGTTCTGAAGTAACTGAAAAGTTTATTGTTGGATTGAAGAATCTTTTCGAGAGTCATTATATCGAAGTTCCTGCTGAGAAGGCCAACATACTTTCTGAGCAAGAAGAAAAGATTAAGAGTCTTGAGAAAGAGCTGAATGATGAACTTGTTAAAAGCGTTGAGCTACGCAAGGAAAACATTCGTCTCAAGAAGTCTGCTATTATCAAGAAGCTCACTGAAGGATTGACTGTAAGTGACGCAGCAAAGTTCTCTGAACTTTGTGAGGGTGTTTCATTTGAAAACTCTCAGTCATTTGGTCAAAAGCTCAAGGTGATTAAGGAAACTTATTTTCCAAAAACCCCTAAAAGCTCCGGTGACATTGACGCTTCTTTATTGATTGAAGGTGGATTGAAGCATGAAGATGAGCAGCCAAAAATTGTTACCGCGGCTGACATTTATGCTCAGACAATTTCAAGATTGGTGAAAAAGTAAAAATGATAAATAGTTTTTAAGGGATTATATTAAAAGGAGACATTCAAATGTATCTCACTGAACAACTTCAAAAGAAATGGGAAAAGGTGCTTAATCACCCAGATTTACCTGAGGTGCAGGATGCACACAAGAGAGCAGTTCTAACTGTTCTTCTTGAAAATCAAGAGAACGAGTCCCGCAAGGAGCGTGGTATTCTTACCGAGGCGCTTCCTGCAAATCACGGTGGACTTTCAACACAAACAACATCAGTTAACGGAACTGCTAATGGTGAAGTTGCTGCATATGACCCAGTGTTGATTTCTCTTGTTCGTCGTGCTCTTCCAAATCTTATGGCATTCGACGTTTGCGGAGTACAGCCAATGAAAGCTCCAACAGGGCTTATCTTTGCTATGCGTAGCAAGTATAACACACAAGATGGTGACGAGGCTCTCTTTAAGGAAGCTAACACAGCTCACTCTGGAACAGGATCTCAAACATCAGATCCGTTTAGTGGAACAACTGGTACTGGACTTCTTTCAACTGTTGGTGAGAAGTTGGGAACTGGTGCTGCTGGCGATCCAGGATTTAAAGAGATGGCATTCAGCATCGATAAGGTTTCTGTAGAAGCTAAGACTCGTGCGCTCAAGGCTGAGTACACGATGGAGCTTGCTCAAGACCTTCGTGCTGTACACGGTCTTGATGCTGAGACTGAGCTTGCTAACATCCTTTCGGCTGAGATCCTTGCTGAGATCAACCGTGAGGTGATTCGTACAGTTTACAAGGTAGCTAAAGAAGGTGCTCAACACATCGGACTTGCAAACTCTGGAGAGTTTGACCTTGATGTTGATTCAAACGGACGTTGGTCTGTTGAGAAGTACAAGGGCTTGATGGTTCAGCTTGAGCGTGAGGCTAACCAGATTGCTAAGGAAACTCGTCGTGGTCGTG